GTAAATAATTAATAAGTGAAATAAGCTTCCACATAGCTGTTCTTGTACCCAACCTGGCTCATCACCCTGTTGTGTCGAAACCCAAGAACTTAAATTCGACCTGTTTGTGTTTGAATTTCAGAATATGCAGGAGCACATCCTTTTAATCGCTGCATTTCCACATCGATAAGAACATTCATTCGCTTTTTATAGCGTTTGTCCATCCTTCTCTTTATGTAAACTACAGCAAGTATAAGGAGGCTGATACACACGACGATTACAAGAAATGTTAAATCTAAAGAAAAATGACCGTTTTTAAAATGGGACGTAGCTTTAAGAGTTTCGCCCTTTTCGTTAACTGTTTTTGAGCCAAACCAATTGGCAAAGAAATCAAGCATTGTTTATTTTAGTTTCTTTTAAGTAGCTTTTGCTATCGTGACATTAAAAGAATGTCTACTCATCACGAATGAGTTATTAATAAAGAATTTAATCGCCAAGATGCAATTGACGAGTGCGATCAAGCAAAGCGCTTAAACGCACAGACTGAATTGACTGCAACATCGCTTGAGTTAAGCGAGGAATTGGTTGCGAACCTTGTATGTAAGAAACAAACTGCAATGAAACGTCACGGAAATCAAAAGTTACAGGAGTAACTTGTGCATTAGAAGTTATTATTCCAGAAAAGTAAATTTTAATAAAAGCAATTGGCAATCCTGTGTTACGAGATGATAGTTGACACAAAACAGCTTCATTAGAACCAATTTGGAATTCTCCAGTCAAAAACTGCTCAGCTAAGAAAGTAGTTGTCAAAGTGTAAGGAGTTGCAAAAGCATCGTTGCTATAAGAAAAGCTAACAATAGATTCTCCAGCAGGAGGTACAAACAAAGGATAAGCTCCATAAGTAGCAGAACAATTAGTGCCCAAAGTTGGCTGAAGGTAATAGTTAGTAGAAACGACAGCACCTACAACAGTATTAGCTGCTAAATATGAAATTGGAGATGTTGCAGCAATAACTCCCGGAACGACAACA